ATCTTCATCCATCATTGGACGTAGGGTTTTTAGATTAAAAATGTTAAACATGATAATTCTCCTTTTGCGTATCCGTTCGCCAACGTATTGCACCTATTTGGAAGGTGAACCCTGCCTCAAATTAGGCATAAGAAAAAGGCGACTGGTATTGCCGCCTTATCCGGATGAATATTTACTTTCCGTTATTATTCGACTTCTTAGACCTTAGATCTCCCTGACCTTTCAGGATTTTTGTAGCAGGTTTACTGCGCTCTCCTGAAGTCCCGAATGTGAAGCTTGCCTTCACTGGCATAGGGGTTTTTAAATTCTGTCCCATTATGAATCACCTCCTTAACCTAAAGATGGGTAAAATAAAAGAGCCTTCTCAGCTCATCAGTTGACTTTATTTAGCTAAGAAAATCCTGTCACATTACTCACTCTCTCCACCTCCTGCTATCCGTTGCAATATAGCAATCTGCTCTTCCTGCGGTCTACTCAAAAACACTTCCAACTTATCAAGGTCCATTTGTAGCAATAACCTCTGTACGGGCTCTGGAAACTCCTGTAAGGCTTGCAATATCTCAGGAGGTATATTTGCCCCTCCTTGTGGTTGCTCGCCCTCCTGTGGCATCCTAGACTCTCCTACAGTACCTTGTGCCTCTCCTGTTGGTTGCATTTGTTCTAAATCCTGTGGTTGAAGTTGTATTCCTGCTTTTGCCGCTAATTGAATCTGTCCTGCAATCGGTAAATCCCTAAATGAGATTGATTCAGCAGGTCCCTTTTGTTCCTCTTGCTTAGGAGCCTGTTGCATCTGTTTAACAATCTGCCCCATCTCATCAATGACACCTTGCAGGTCCGGTACGCCAAGTTTGTTCAAGAGTTTCAAGAAGGTCAGGTTCCCAGGGTTTGGCTCGAATCGTCCCTGTCCTGCTAGGTTACTCAATGTGTTGAATACTTCGCTTCTCGACTTCATAAATCCACTCTCTGCATTAATCTCAATGTCAAAGTCAGGATAAATGTAGTTGCCCGACATATCCTTGAGCATTGCCAACCGGTCAAATTTGCCATACTGCGCTTTAGGCTGTGGCATAGATGGGTCGGCATTCGGGTCTTGTAACGGTTCTCCTTTAATCCTGAATGGCCTAGTTTCATCTACAAAGGCTAATGCAAAGTCTGCAATCGTTCTGTATATCCTCTTATAAGCAGAAGCCTTATAAGCTGTTTTAAGGGCTACCTTGAAGTTTGCTTGTTCTACATATACCTGAGCTTGTCGGCCACTCGTTACGCCTTGATCTCGAACGCCTAACGCTGAGTTTGTGGCTCCTGTTAGTAACTGCATCCACTCTTTGAGTTGATTAATCCAGGCTACACCGTCGATGTTTGCATTCAAATCAATCTCCCTAACACTTTGATTAGGGTCTTTAACTTGTATAACGCTAGAAATAGATGATTCTATCGCAATTTTTGTCTCTGTGCTATCAACAAGAATCTTCTTAGTTCCCTTTAAATGCTGTTCCTCATGTTGGTAGACCGCTTTTTTGATTGCCTCATTGATGTCGTGAATATCCTCCATGATGGAGATTCCCCAAAAGGACTTGTCCCTTGGAATAAACGGCTGATAAATTAAATCCCATGACTTTGGAACATAATAATCAACCTCTTTACCTTCATATTCCTCAGTATTAGCAATCTCGCCCTCAATTCTCCGATGGAAGAACTTTGGCAAATGACTAATTACTAAGTCGCCAGACCACCATAGCTTACATATGTCGCCCTCTTCATCTCTGTAGGATGTTTCTACGATGGTGTATTTAGCTAACCCCATTTCCTGATCTCCTGCGTCTTGATCGGAAACGGTTATTCGCTGCGAACCACTCATTTCATCATACTCATGAAAGAGTTGAGCTTTATTCTCAAGCACTTCCTTTGTGATATGCGGCCACTTGCGAATGATGTAATTGGCTGTGCGGTTGTTGGGATGATGATAATGCTCCATATCGTCGATTGATGTTGCTCCATGATTCGGGATGATGTCTTTCGGATGAGGCATGGAGATTTCTATTTCCCCGACATAACCTGCCTTTTTGACGTTGTTGTTCCAATGGATTTTGTGGAAAGCTCCACCGAACTTCATTACCCTGCGTTCATTGTGGAGATTGATTTCTTCTAGCGATGGTTGAGCAGACCTGACCACATACATGACATAGTTTTTAAGGATTTCGACAGACTCTTCATCATCTTGAGCTATGGCCTTAAAGTCGGGGTCGGGGACATCCAAGCTCACCAAGGATTCTGTTATCATTCGAGGGAAATTGATAATCGTGCGCGGGCTCCTGTTGGAATTGGTTAGCTCGTCCTCAACATTTTGGAAGTCCCTACCTGCATTGTATACGCTCTCCCAGGCGTCAAACCTCTTATCCCAGGGTGCTTTAGCTCGTTTATCTGCCTCAAACACAGGTTGCCATTGCTCTATGAGTTCGCGGTCTGCCTCTTCCTGTTCGGCATCGACTACCATTTCTTTTTTGCCCATGATTTTACCAACTGCCTTTCGAGCCTTAGTCATAAGCGACATTGTTTCACCTCTTTTCAGACATAATAAAAACAGGTCGTTTGAAACGTCCTGTTTGGTTATAGTTTATTTTTGTAGGAAATCATCGATTTTCTTGATTGATACTTGATTCTCCCAGTAATACTCTCCCCATCTTTCGGCACTTACAATAAAATCGCCTAGTACCCATTCGAGATTACCATTTTGCGGATTGCAAACCACCCACGATAGCCCTTCGTTCGGATTCTTTAGATTATCCCTATCTGATGTGTATTCTCTAGCGTCCTTATCAAGTCCTAATATCAAGTTACTGCTAATCCAATGCCACAACGAAACTTGATGGCATATCTTTTCTTCAGCATGACCCGTAATTTCGTAACCATTTTTGTATACTTTAATTTGAATCATTAACCATCATTTCTTCCTCCGATACTTAGCCATCTCCACATACTTATCACTAAACTCAATATTAGCCTTAACTCTAGCCTTCTCTTCTTCGCTCATGTTGGGAGGTAGCTCGAATTGAGCATTGCGTTCGACTGTGAATCTTTGTTGGGACCGACTTGCGTTAGCGATCATATCCGACATTAGGATATCGTCATGTTTGCCTGACTCTGCATCGGGTCTGCCGTTTTTGTCAATGACGAAGGTTAGGCATTCGGAAAGCATGTCGATGTGGGTGAAGAGTTCGATGTTGTCTCGGATTAGGACGATTTCCAAACTAATGATGTACGGTCTCGTATTTCCATCGGTTTTGAAGCCGTGTTTGTAGAGTTTTTTGTGGTAGATTTCATCTATACTCTCTCGCTTGTACTGATTGTGATATTTAAGCCTGTCCAATTCGGCAACAGGGAATAAATCGGCGTTTACCTCGATGCTGATAAGAGCATTATTGTAATATTTGCCCAAGCAATACATTTGGTGAGAGTAAGTATCTATGGCCATTTTCCCATGCAGGGTAACAACTCTCTTTCCGGTTGCGTTATTTATTCCCGTTCCTGAAAAAAAGTCAAGGCCTCCAAGAGCCGTATCTCCTCCTAAAACAAATGGATATCCATTTTTGGGTTCCTCATAGATATAGATATAACCATTGGGTGAGTCTACGAATTTTATTGAGCTATCTATTATCTTGTCTTTACTGTCTGGGTCATTCCAGTTGAATATAAAAAAACCTCTTCTTGGAGGTTTGAGTTTGTATTCCTTCTTTAATTGCTCGATTCTTCTCTCAACCCTTGCATTATCGAACACGGGGCGACCAGTAGCAAGGAACGCTTCGTGACTATTGGAAGGATTTTCCTGTTTCATTAGGTCTGCATCGCCATTGCAGTCGTTTTTTAGTTTCCACCTGTACCATTTGATTCTCTCGGCAGAAAGTTCGTGGGTATTAACGAGATATTCCTCATACTCATTCAAGCTCGACATTATCTCAATGCGTTCTTCTTCAGTTACCGGCATCTGATAATCAGGATAATCAAACCACGAAAAGAACATAGGAGTATAATCATTCTCCCCTGCTTCGGCTAAATCCCATAGTGTTTTGAATGAGTTGTTCCCATTGGCTGTTGACTCCAAAATTACAATCGTTCCTACTACACTAGGAACTGATGAGTTGATTCCTGATAAGGCCTTTAAGGGGTCTCCGCTATAGAAAGCAAACTCAGATAAATGAATATAGTGATAAGTGTCAGAACGCCCGATTCCGTCACTTCCTGCGGTCTGAACTTTTATTTTGCTATTTAATCCCTTTTCTTTTCCCTTATAAGTAACAGGGGTATCGAATATAAGCTCCCTCGCATTGGATGCTCTTTGTAGGGGTTTTATGTGGTCGGGAAGGCAAGAATTGCAATATTTAGCCTTATCAAAAATAGCATTTGTGCTATCATCCCTGTGCGCTACCACAAGAGCGTTTCTGTTCTTGTTCTTAATTGTTCTACAGAGAAATTTGGCCTGTGTGTATGTACTCACGCCCTCTTGTCTAGCCTTAAGTACAATGATTCGTGCAGGTTTCCCTTGCGATTCCAACTCTTTTATCTTGTCCTCAATCTTCTTCTGGATTGGATTGAGTACGAATGGCACTTGATTTCCATCTTTGTTAATAATTTTAACGTAGAATTTTAACCAGTATTCATCGTCACGCCTTGCTAGTTCATCTCGTACTGCTTGCAGCGTAGGAAGATCGCTTGCTTTTAATTTGGGTTTCTTTGGTGCTGCCACTTTTTTAGTTTCGGTTGTCGGTTCTTCCTTTGACTTTGTACCCGTTTTATCAGCATCAACCTTTGTTGCCAAAATTTATTCACCGTCCTTTCTTGGCATAATAAAAGCACCCATGAAGAGTGCTTATGAATTGGAAATTAAAACAATGTCAGTTGTTGCTTTCCGTTTTTATAACCTAAATAAGAAAGTATTTTCACCTCTCGTTCAGGTGAGTACGATCTGTGATTTGGATACCACTCAAAGAAACTGTGATTACTCTTACTAACATTGCACGACACGCAAGAAGGTACTATATTTGTTGTGGCATACTCCCCGTCTTTTGTAACTGATAAAAAATGTTCTTGGACCAATGGTTTTTCGCGCCCGCAATAGCAACACTGATTATCGAAGTAAGCTTTTATTTCATCCCATTGTTCTACCGTTAGGGTACTTGGCAATTTTCGCTTCTTGGACCTATATCTTTGGCACTGAACTCGACGATACTCTGGATGTTCTCTACGGTATTTATTTTGGTATTTTCTATATGATTCAATATTAACTATCTGGTATATTCTTTGCTTTTTAATACACTCTGCGGAATGTTCTTTGTAATATAAGTGTTTATAAGCAGTAACATCTTCCTTATGTTCTTCGACGTAGCGCTTATTTCTTTCTGTAATCGCTTCAACATTTTCTTTGTAGTAAACCTTATGGCTAGCCACGAGACATTCTCGACATTCTCCCCTTAGACCATCCTTGCTATCTTCTCTAGTTGGGAAATAATTATCATTCCTCGGAAAGAATTTTTTACAGTCAGAGCATTGTTTTAGGGTATAGGCACATTCGGCTAACTTTCTGCTAGCAGTTGCAGCATCACGCTTTTTATTACCAGTTCTTTTGTCGTTCTTAGCCCTGCACACCTTACACGTTCCGTCTAATCCGCTATTGTTGCGCTTCTCGTTATGGAAATACTTATTTGTTGCAGGTTTTTCTTCCCCACACATTTTACACCGTTTCATCTCTTCCACTCTCACCACTCCCTTACCTATATTATACCATAAGCTTAATTAAGTTGCAATCAAGTTAAGCAAGTGTTATAATATAATCGAGGTGAAAGCTATATGGGTGATTTGAAGAATAGGGTTAGGTTTAGCTCAACTCTACCTATCGAATTGAATCAGAAATTAAAGGAGTGTTCTGAGGAAACGATGATACCAGTTAGTAAGATACTAGAAAAGGCAATAACCAACTACCTGAACGGGCTAAATAAATAGCTCGTTCTTTTTTATCACCAATCGCACCAACCAACTTTCGATTCAGGGCTTTGACTCTCTACCACAATCTTCTCATCCCTGCATCGACCTAAATCATAGTTCCATCGTTTGCAGGTTGCACAATTCACTCTGATGTTAGGTTCTATTTCGATAAAGCATTTGCACGCTCTATTTTCTCCCATGGTTGTCCTCCTGTGGATTTGACTAGTTGTATCTTTAGCGAAGGTTGTTAAACTTGATAAGTCCATGAACCATTTTTACTTTTTACTTCCCACCAACCAGCGACAACACAAATAAATGTGATTGTATCCCCAACAACAACTGAACCGATATAGTTGTTAATCGCGTTGCTACCTCGTATTTGTTCTGTAGCTTGCGGTAGCACCCTTAAACCATCGGCGTGACCCACTATCCATGTCGTTTCTTTGCCTATGCAGGTAGTTGTTAATGGCAATCTAACAGTTGATAGGGATGCACCACTATTAATAAATAATACATTGTCTAAGTCGGCAGAATACAGTACATCACCGTTCAGAATTGTCTTGACGGTCTTTATAGGTGCTGTTGATTTTGGGCCAGAATTAGGGAATAAGATATTAAATTTAGACAACCTAAATCCTACTGCTGCGGTTGTTGCTGTATTAATGGTAAATACAAAACTAATTTTAATCTTTTTGACATTATCTACTATAACACCAGATGGTACAAACGATGAGAAATTATAATAATTTAGTGCATTACGCACTTGTAAGATATGTTCCTCCGTCCACAATACCACATCTACAGCATCTAAAAAGGTTACCATAGCTTTTGTGCCTATTCGATCAAATTGACTACTGGTACATGCTAAACTAAAATTAAAATCTACAAACTCACCTAATTCTGAAAAAGTTGTAGGAAGTACTAAAGTTGTCGCAAGTATGGCAGAACCAGTCGAGGCAATCGGTATTGTTATCTTTTGTGCAATGCCTACGCTAGTATCTAAACCTATATACGCACCCAAACCATCAGGATTTTCCACGACATAAGCGTTCGATCCGGCATAAGGAGCATAATTATCCGTCAGATTATTTCGCTTTTTATAAGTTGTCGTAGGTGTGTAGTAGTAGTAAGTAATAGCATCCATCATATTCATATTTTTAATTAACCCTGCATCAATTTTTGCTTTGGCATAAGACATAACTTCTCTTGTGTCTGCTTCTGTCATTGATCCCTCGTACCCTGTCCTATGATCATAAAATATTAATAGTTTATTTTCGGCAATCGCTTGATCTATCAATGATTTACAAATTGCAACCCCATAAGCCGCCAAACTAACACGGGTTAGAAGTTTATCCTTGAAATCATTTTTACCATTTAATCCAGTACCGCCGATTAGTAAAAAATCGTAATATGCTTTAGCGAAATCATAATATTCTTGTCTTGCGGCTGAAAATGGTATTACAAGTCCTTTTATATTAAAGCCTAGATTCCTTAATTTTTGCGCTGAATAACGATATTCATAGTCTAGTACCTCTGGCGTTACTGCGACATCTGTTGTTTTCATGCTAATGTGCGTAGATGAGTGCGACAAAATTTCTGACCCTAATCGTTCATAATCTTTAAAATTTGCCAAATCATTTCGCCCTGCTGTATAAATACTATCCGTGATTAATCCATAGCACCCAACAAGACTATTTTCCGTTAAAATTGTGTTTGTTAATGCGTTTTCAGAATATCCATCATCATAAGTAAATACAACGATTGGGGTCGCAGTTACGGCCTTATACGCATTAATTTGACTTCTAGCGACTTTATCCTTTGCCATTATTGAGCCACCGCCCATCCTGCTATATCTACATCTCCACCTACAGGAGCAACGGATATTCTAGCCCTAAAACTATAGTTTGCAGGAATATCCACTTCGTAACTAGCAGGAGTAGTATCATCCCCAAGGGTTGTGCTTGCAACGGGTGCATAAGTCGTATCTCCTACCTTCATTGCAGAATGAGCAATATACACACCTTTTGGCCCTGCTAATTCGAATACTACAGTACGAGATGTGCTTGTTCCAGATATCTCAAAGGTTAATGTAATTGGTGATTCTGGAGTATATGGGGTTCCGTTACCGACCAAAACAGCATTGGATTGTAATGTAACTAGGTTCGCTAAACTCCCAACTAGTTCAGCTTGAATCTGTCCGCTCGCATTTGTCTTATATGTTTTTCTCAATTTGCTCCCCCCTTACTTGCTTGTTGTCGCAACAATAGACACATTACCATCACCAATACTAGTCAATACAGCCCTGAATGACACGATCATTGTGACATCGAACTCCCACAATTCATCTATGCCAACTGTTTGACTAGCCGAGATTGTCGTATCTCCAACCTTCAACCCTTCCATCGGAGCAAAGTCTTCTCCATTGAGTGAGCCGTAGAAATCAATTTCATGAGTCGTAGATGTCCCGAACACCTGCAATGTTAGCTTATTTACTTCTCGAACATTGACATTCTTTCCGGTAGCCGCACTAGTGGCAGCTTTATGTACTTCAATAAAATTCATCATTATTACCTCCTAGATTTAGGCTTGTCTTAAACTTTATTCTAAACGTTAATTATGACGTTTAAGGTTACATTTAAAGGTAAGTTGCCAGTCCACAACGTAAGACGAGCTTTTTTCGCTGAAATCATGGGGTTTTGGGTTTAGAAGAAGGAGTTAATGAGGGGAGGAATTAAGGATTTTGCGATGGGAAATCGGCGACTTGTCGGATTGCCAAATCGAACACCTTACCTCGACGCCCCTACTCCTAGTCTTTAAACTTCTTCCACTCTATGCCACCATGAATTCTTATCTTATAATTCTTAAACATGGTTTTGAGAACCTTGTTTATTCGATTACCCTTGCAGAACAACCATGGATTAACAAAGAATTGGCGATTCTTACTATTCTTGCCTCGGTAGATGATGTCCTTGTCTATTAAAGTGTTAATGACCTCATAGACCGTCCTTCTACCCATTCCGGTAATTTTTACTAAATCTTCCGTACCCAAATCGTTGCCATTAGAATACTGTAGATGGCAGTCCTCATAGCTAACATAAGGAACAATGGAAAATAAAAAAGCCTTCTCCTGTGTGGACAAGTCTTTCATCCATTTATTCAATTCTCCGGCATGGCCCTTGAAATAATTCTCTATCTTCCACTCCTGAGTTTTTGTAAGATAATCGGTAGATGCCTTTCTGACAATCTTATCACCGGCCAATAACTGCCCTGTTATAGCACCTGTTTTAGGGTCAATAATCAGACCCCTTATTTCATCATCACCCACCATTTTCACCTCCATATGTATCCTGTGGCGCACATATAAGGGGGGTATATGTATCCCCACATGCACATAACAAAAAGCCGATTAATCTTAAATATCTAGCATTAGCTCTCGATATCTAATGAAATCGGCTCTTTTCAAAATCAATGCTCCTTTTAGTCTATAATACAGGTCTTTCTTAATCGTCAATTCCCAACACTTCACACTGCCCACATAACACTCTCTTAACCAACTCAATCGGCAGGTCGGAAGCTTCTGCTATGTCTTGATGAAGTTGTTCCTTCAACATGGCTTCTTCGCAGTCAGGGCAGATGTAGTCGCCTTCTTCATCTAATTCATTTAGGTATTTAATAAAATCAAGTATGTCCATTGTTATTTTCGCCACAGCCAACGGTTCGGTTTGTTGAAGTGCTATTTCTTGTGCTTTTCCCAATATGCCCATTTGCTCAATTAACTTCGTTTTGATGTATGTATTCATTTGGGTTGCCTCTTTCTGTAAAAAAATTTATAAAATATTTTTGGGGATTAGCAATTGTTGAAACGTCTTAAATTGCTTCTCTGTTTTTCTGTGTTTTCTCCATGTTGGCTTTTTGCCATTAAATTGACCATGCTTGCGATACTTTATATTCCAACCCTTTGTCTTTGGGTAATCAGGATAATGCTCGTGTGAATTATTAATCATTAGGCAGATTTGTTTAGGATGATTGATAATCCATTGAATCATTGACTCTCGCTTTGGTAATTCATCAAGCAAGATATTCACCTCAAAAAAATATAAAAAATTATTTTGTAATTGTTAGGAGGTATATACATAGATACGAGCGACACCCGAAGATGCCCTCCCCCCCTACTTTTTTCCAAGCACCACCACCTGGCACTACAACCACCATACCACCATGCCCCCACCCCACCACTAGTAGCACTACTACTTTTTTTGCGCTCTCTCTACTAAAGAATGATTCATTTTATTATTGAGGGCCAAGGGCAGCAGAACAGCAGAACAGCAGTGCAACAATGCTATGTCGTTAGGGTGTATCCCATTGGGTTACTATGAGTACATGCTATTAGTGAACCACTAACATCATTTAATACCTATTGGCATGAATCACAATAACTATTGACTCTATTGGGTCACATTGATATAATCAAGGCATCAAGTATGAAAGGATGATGCATGATGAACATCGGATATGTAAGAGTTAGCACCACAGATCAGAACACAGCACGACAAGAAGTACTAATGAAGGAGCTCGGAGTAGATCAAGTTTACATTGATAAGGCCAGTGGTAAGGACACTAAGCGTCCTGAACTACAAAGGATGCTCAACTACGCTAGGAAGGGAGATGCTATTATTGTAGAGTCTATTAGTAGATTTGCTCGTAATACTAAAGACCTCCTTGACCTAGTGGACCAACTCAAGCAGAAGGAAGTAGAATTTGTATCTAAGAAGGAAAGTATCGACACATCCACACCAGCCGGTATATTTATGCTTACTGTATTTGGTGCATTAGCTCAGCTCGAAAGGTCCTACATACTAGACAGGCAAGCAGAAGGCATTGCAATAGCCAAGCAAGAAGGCAAGTATAAAGGCCGAAAGAAGATTACTAATGATAAGTTTGATCTTGTTTACGATGATTGGAAAGCAGGTAATCAGACAGCGGTAAATGCCATGAAGACTCTTGGCATGACACCATCTACATTCTATAGAAGGGTGAATGAACATGAGAAGGCTTAATTGTCTTCTTTTTCTATGTCTACTATTTCCCCTTGAATCTGATTACGCTCCATTATTTCAAGAAGCTGTTTAAGGTCCGAGTCTGCTAGAGCTATGATAGGTTTATTGGCCAACTCAGCAGGAATGTTCTCTATAGTTTGGGTATCCTTCCAACCTTTGAAGTTGTTTGTAAGGGAGAATTTGGCACCATTAACCCCATCACGGTCAAAGAGTCTAGCTTCTGTATAAGCCTCTACTCTAGCCTTAGCGATGGAAATCGTGTTAACAAATTCTTCTTTCCCCTCATAATTCAACAACCCCAATCTACTAGTAAATCCCAAATGCAACGCTAATCCCGTAATAGTTGGTGGAAACTGATTAATCATCACTGGTTGGCCGTATTTATCAAACACAACGCTACCATCAGTATCCTTTAATACTTCACCTTGAGATTTAACAAAATACCCATCAATAGCAATCTGCATTTCATCAGCCGTCTTATACCTCAATGGTCTGCCACTATTGACACAACCTAAAGCATATTGATTCCCGATTGCAGCAGCCATAAAATCACCTTCCTTTTAATCTACATATACCCATCTAGTCTTATAGCATCTGCACCAAACACCACTGCAATTGTCGCAATCCTTACGTTCAGCAGTTGTATACCTAAACTCATGGCCATTGCAATACAATTATCTCACCTCTACATACTCTACCGATACCTATACCTATCTACACACCCTACAACGCCATTCTAAGCCTACTAATCATCTATCCAATACAATCCCTACAGACAGATCATTACTAAGCTCAAAACATCTTCCTTCTATATACTGCGATATTCCTTATCTGTCTGATATATCCCAGCCATCAACCTATCATTATCATACCTCTCCATCTTGGATAAAAACTCAACACATTCAACGCTTACCCATTTATAACAATTAACACATGCTACAATCTTCTTATTATCCTTAGCCTCATAATATTTACATTCTGGCCTCTTCATCATCTTAGCCCCCATAAAATAAACTTGACAATCTTTTGAATATGCCATTGCACTATCAGTTCGTTCATGTTAAGATAGGCATATCAAATAAAACAGTGGGAGGGAAAAACATGGAACTAACATTTAAGCGTCGAAGCCATTACGGGATAACAGTTTGGGAAAGTAACGAAACGGTCACAGATATGGGTATCGAATTTCCTCGCTTTAGAATAGTCAAGGAACAGGATGAACGAGATTCCAAGGTTATATATGTAGTAAGGGAATTGCAACCAGATAAGGGAAATGGATACAACTACAGTGTGAATACTGTTGCTGAAAATAAACTAAAGGATACTATTTACTGGCTAAATACTAAGCTACACAGAATTTAGGAAGCAGGAGGAATGTTTAATGAACGAATTACCTATCAAGCGAATTCTATCAGAGGATACAAGACTCGGATCAATAACCATTAAGGGCAATGTTTACGACGAGCATCAGGGACTTGGGGACGATAGCACTAACTACTACATCACAAAACATGCAAACCCAGACGTAATCTACGCAGTATTTACAAGAGAAATCTATGAAAGCATTTTTGATTAAATGACTAAAGGAGGCAAGCGTCCCAACTCAGGCCCTAAAACAAGATCAGATCAAAAAGCAACCAACAGGACAATTCGCATGACCGATGCAGAATGGGATACGCAAACTAGCTACAGCGCATAACCAAACTATATCAGATTACATCAGAACTAAGGCTACTAACTAAGGCAGTCTTTCTCTTTGTCTACTCAGACTAATAACCTCCTCAAATACACCACTACACGCCCCGCAATAACTTCTAAGCCCACTAATTAACATTGCAGTACAATCACACCACAACGCTAATTACTAAGCTCAAAACACTTTCCTTCTAATAATGCAATCAAGGCTTAAAAATAAATTAACATTTCTTTTGAATAGCTATTGCATAATCAAACAGACTATGTTAGTATAAGTCAATAAAACGAATCAAGAGGAGGAAAACACACATGACTCACTTATACATTGTTCAAGTTTTCGACGATGGAGACACATTCGAATATGAGTTCGGCAACCTAGAGCATGCACGAGGATTATTCAACAGCGAGAAGAGCGCACAACTAATCGAATACATCGACGGCAAACATCATCTTGTAGAAGCTAAATAAAGGGAGGAAAAGCAAATGTTATTAAAAAGCAATCAAGCTTATGGCATCTCAATAGGCCACAAAACAGTCTTCACAAGGGAAGGAGCAATCGAAAGGTATAAAGCATTCCTTGAGGTTTGCTATCATGATCTCTCTATTGAAGGTGCATCGGTTTTATCAGATGTTCAAAACGATTTAGTAAAAGCAGGTTTCACTTGGGAAGAGGTTGAAGGAATTGAAACCGCATACTTAAAGGAGTTGTTATAATGGCTAGTGGTGGAAAACGAGAAGGGGCAGGAAGAAAACCCCTACGAGATGCTACCGCAATTAACAAGACAATCCGCTTTACTCCTACAGAATGGGATGAAATAGTTATTCGCGCACACATAAAAGAAATTACACCAAGCGAATACATTAGGCGAAAGGCTCTCGAATGAGGGCTTTTTCTTTTTTGCTAATAAAACTTAATTGACTTAGCGACCGATTTTATACTATCTACTATAGCGTAAAACCGAATACTAACAAACTCAACAAACCCTACTTCAACCATTACTATCAACTCCTTTACCACAACCCCTACAACCATGTTCTAACCTCTCCAAACCCCATCAAGCATCAACTATACCTAATAACATTTAAACAGCTCAAAACACGTTAAAATAATTTATCAATTCCCCTTGACTTGTAAAGCATATCGCTGTACAATACAATCATTAAATACAACGAATGAGGGGGAAAACACACATGAACATGGATAAGAACGGTAAGGAAATCAAAACTGGTCACATCGTAAAAATCGAAGGTGGATTCTTCAAGGCAGACAACGGAACCTTTTTAGTAAAACATGCCCCTGGTGATCCTTCGTGGAGTGGTTCGGACTACAGCCTACACAAATGCAGCAAAAAGGGAGTAGAAAGCGAAGCAAAATATTCAACTGCATTCTGGCCCTTGATGGTAACGGTAAACAGTCGCGAAAAGTATTATGCAGCCAAGCAGCACAACAAAGAGCATGCCACGATAGAAATTATTGGCTCTGTCAAAGTATATGAACTAAACTTAAAAGAACGCCGTGGATGGAACGACTATGAATCAAAGAGAATAGTCACGGAAAAGGAATATCAAGAGCTCTTGGCTTGCAAGTACACTGAAATCGAAATAGTATCCGAATCTATCAACGATCAAAAAGCAGAACTGACAGTTCCGGTTTTAGTGGAAGATATTGCACCCGTTGAAGTTGTGGAAGCTATAGAGGATGAATCAATGGTAACTATCGCATACAATTTAGGAGTT